GCGTTGAAATGCGCTGCGGGATATAGCCGTTGAGCGTGTAGATGATCCGGTCGTCACCGCAAAAGGTGACCGTGTTGTCAATCTTGACGATGCTGTTGCGGTCAAAGCACCCGCGTTCAATGAAGGCATTGCCCTGCCGTTCAAACGGGAAGAACGCCGCGCCGCTGTTGTAGTAAATTTCAACCGTGCCTTCGCCAAAGAACTGAATTTCGCGGTGGTCGTTGACCATGCCAACAAGGTTGTCCGGTGCGCCTTCAACCGAAGCAATATCCGCCGCGTCATAGGTCAATGCGTCGTCAAGCGAGGAGATGATGAACTGCTCGCTGTCCTTGATCTGCCAGAGAATGAACCCGTCAGCGTAGCACACGTCCGAAACATCAAACGGCACAGGGGTATGCAGTGTCCCCCCGGAATAGACATAGCCGGTGCCGCCGGCAGCAACGCAGACTTCCGTATAGTTCGCGGCGATCCTGACCGGGCCGGTGCCGGGAATGGTCCCAAGGTTGGTCGCCACGCCCCCCGAAGTGACCGAATAGAGCGTCGTCCCCGATACAACGTAAAGCACGCCCGCAACCACGATGCGCCCGCGTGACGGCCCCACGCCTACGGCATGCCACAGGGTCAGCCCCGGCGTGGAGATCAGCGCGAAGTCCTGCAACTTGTCGCCGTCCGCCTTTTCGGCATAGCAGTTGACAAGGACCGCACCCGACCAATTCGAGGACCGCCCCTGGCTGAGTTGTAGCGCTGGCTTGAGGGGCCTCATCCCTGCCAATCCGGTTGCAGGAACAGGCTGGCAGGCTCGGTGTCGAAGGCTTGCAGTTCGGCCTTGAACAGCGCCGCGTTTTGTTCGATCTTGCCCGCCTGCGCCGGGTCGTTGACCGGATATTCAACCCGCAGCCGGTCAGCAAGGTTCCAGACAATCGCTTCCAACCATTCCTGCGGCAAGTCGGCATTGTCGTTGGAATTGTCGAAGTCGTCCATCTTGCGCAAGTAGGACAGTTGCACCGTCATGGCCGAAGCGGTCGAAGCCGAAGGCGTCGGCCAGAGGTAAAGCGTCCCCGAATCCCGCTGCGGGTCGTAGTAGAACGAGGTCGGGATTGACGCGACCGCCTTGTTGGGCTGTTCCAGGTAGGTTGAACGCGCCCATTCGTTCAAGGGCGTCTCGATCCCGCTGGCAGTCACCTTGCGCCGTGCTTCAAGCACCCGCATCGGTTTGGGCGTCAGTGTGTAGGCAGCTTGCGAGGCGACCAGCGTCAGGCTGCGTTCGGTCCTGAGCCACAAATGCTCCGAAGTCCCCCACGCCTTTATCATCAAGTTGAGCGACAGCCGGCCGTCCTCATACTGCCGTGCCGACAACGCTTCACCGATTGAACCGACGCCGAGCAGGAAAAACGCCTTCTCGACAATCTCGTCGGTGGTCATGGTGAATGACGTGTCACCAGAGGTTGACATTTTATCTACCTTCCGCTAAGCGAAACTTCATGACAAACATATGGAAAAACTTAACGGCCAATTGTCGTTCATGTGGCGTTGAATTTTTGCGGGATAACCCAAAGCAATCTGCTTGCTCCCTGCGGTGTGTTTTCGAGTTAAAAGTTATTCGTCGCGGAGAAGATGAATGTTGGGGCTGGAATTCCTCAAAGAACATTGGAGGATACGGGAATTTTAGGCGAAAAGGCCGTTTATACCTTGCGAATAGGGTGTCTTGGGAACTTGAAAACGGACCAATTCCAGTTGGTTTTTTTGTTTGCCATGCCTGCGACAATCCAGAATGCGCAAATCCCAAGCACCTCTGGCTTGGCACTCCAGCCGAAAATATGGCGGACAAGAAGGAAAAAGGGCGAGGAACCCCACCCCCCATCCGTTGGGGGGCCGACAACAACAAAACTAAAATCAGCGCAGAAGTTGTAGCAGACATAAGGGCTACACCCAGATACGATGGGTCTGGCGCAATGCTGGCCAGAAAACATGGCATAAGCAGAAACACCGTATATCGCATTAGGGATGGTGCGAGCAGAAGCAAAGGATAGCCCGTAGTCGTCACGGCAGCGCCTCCCATCCCGGCGTTTTCTGTGCGCGGTCACGCAGCCGCTCGTTTGCCCGTGCTTCGTCAATCGGGATCGACTGGCGCACCGTCCCGAACTGGACTAGCTCGTAAGCATCGCCGTTAGCCGATACACGGCCCGTTATGCGGCCCTCGCCTGCCATTACAGGTCATCCTGCGTCACAGGCGACGAAACGAACGTGTCAGGCGCTTCAGGGCGCGTCAGGTGGACCGGCCTGTTATCCGGCACACCCGTCACGAAGTCCTGCGGGTTTCGCTTGTCGAGAAACCTTGGCAGCACGAATGCCCCGTCCCATTGCTTGACAAGCTCGTCAGCGTAGCATTTGAAGCCACTTGCATCGCAAATTGCTCTCGTGCGGGGACGGGTATCCATATCAATACAGTGCCAGGATCGTGGTTGCTGTGGTCCCGGTCGAAAGCACCTTGTCCACCTGCACGGGGAGAATGCCGACAGCAGCGCCGGTAAAGGTGACCAGCGAACCGTCGCCAGCCATGCGCACCGCGACATTGCCCGCAACCCCTACCCACAAGGCGCGGGTCTTGGGGATGACAGTTGCATCGCTGGTTGTGACCGCCGCCGCCGCATAGGTATTGGAGATGTCGGTTGAACGGCTCATTTCTTTTTGCCCTTCTTGACTTCAGGTTCCACCTTCGCTGCGACGGGAAAGCCGTCCGCATTCACCCTGCCTGCAAGCGCAAATGCCTCGGCAATGGTGGCAACGGTGCGGCTGTCCTGTTCGCCGTCCGAGGTTACGAGGGCGACCTTGCAGCCGCCCCATTCCAGTTCAGTAACGCGGACGATCATCGACGGGCCTTCGCCGCGAGGATGTAGTCAATCGTCAGGGTCTTGATCGCCGCCGAAGTGGTGCGAATGCCGAAACTGACGGTCGTGGTGGTGTCAGGAAGGTAAGTCGAAGTCGTAACCCCGGTCAGGGTGCCTTTCTGCACGCCGTCCTGGAAATACTGCACTTCGGACTTGCCGTCCCAATACCACGCAAGTTCGGTGTAGGTATCGGCCACGAGCGTCATGCCGGTGCCGGTGGTCGAACCGGTGGTGGCATCCTTGCGGCAGTAGATCGTCACCGCGCCGGTTGTAACGGTCGAAAGGAAGTAAATCCCGTCCGTCACGTCTTCCGGGGTAGTGTCGGTCACCTGAAGGCCCATGACAATCACGGTGGTCAGGGCTGAGACCTTGAAGCGGGCCTTGAACCATGCAGGCTTGCCAGCTTCGAAGCTGAAGCCTTCCGTGGTCTTCTGCGTGTAAACAGCGTCACCGCTGGCACCCGAAGTGGCCGAAGCAAGCAAACCACCGTCACCCGCAGTCAGCGCATTCGTGCCGGTGCCGGTAACGGTCGCGGTCCACTGACCTGACGTGTAGGTGTTGAAGTCTTCAAAGAACCGGTGGTAATCGGTCGGATCGGGTGCGCCAAAGTTGTAAAGGGGGTCGGGCTTGCGGCGCGTGCCGACGCCACCGGGGAAACGAGTAGGACTAGGCATGATGAACCTCTAGGCGTTCTTGCGAACGGCTCTGCTGAGCCGCCTTGTGGTCCGCATTTGCCTAGAGACGCCCGGACGCGGTTTCGGGCAGCACCTGCTTACCATAAACCCGCAGGCCATGCAAGAATCAGACGGTCAAAGCCTGCAAGTTCGCGTTGGCCAGTCGCTTCGAATAGAACTTCAATGTCCGAATATGACCGTTGAGGATTTGTAAGCCGCCCGCTCGTGAGGCAATTGTCATCCCCGCCATTGCGGTGTGCCCTCGTTCATCACGCGGACCTGACGATAACCGCCAGTGCTGAAAACTGCCACGTTTGCCGTGGTCCCGGCGACGTTGATGTTGGCCGTTGCGTCGGGTGTGGGATTGAAAGGCTGGGTGTTCATCGTGCTATCCCGTCAAAGGGAAAGGGGCGGAGCCGAAACCCCGCCCCACCCTTTTAGGCCCCCTGCGAGCCGTAAAGCGATCGGAAGTCCGACCAGCCGGTCGAATAACGCTCGTATGCCTTGTACTTCAGGTTGTCGGTGTCAAAGTCACCGTCCTGCTTGAACTCGGCTTCGGTACGCTGGAACAGCTTCAGGCCTTCCGGCGCGTTGGTCCGAATGAACCATGCATCGGCATCGCTGAAGTAGTGGTTGACCTTCACCCCGTTCGGGTAAGCCCCCATCGCCTTCAGCGCGTTGATAGCGTTGTTGGCGGTGTCGTTCTGCTGCACCGACTTGAGGATGCGGGCAGCTTCGAACTGGAGCTGGACCGGGATGTGCAACGACTGTGCCTGAAGCGAAATGCGCAGGCCACGGCTGTTCACCGCCTGACCGATCAGCACAACCATGTCTTCAAGCGCCGCTTCGGAAATATCCGCATCGGTGGTCAGCTTGTTGGCCTGGTTGCCCGAAAGGGTCGGGTGCGCAGTCGAGAGCAACGACACGCCGTCAGCGCCGGTATAGGAGCTGTTGAACGCGCGGTTGTACAGGTTTGCGACAACGTTTTCCTTGGTCTGACGCATCGAGAATGCCAGACTTCCGGTGCGCTGCATCCCGATCTTTTCCTACTGGTTGTCGTCGATGGCCTCGCGGGTAATGATGAACCCAAGCGAATAGGCGATGTGGGTGTAGCGGGAAGTGATCCCCTGCTCCATCGTGTCGTACACGGTGGCCGCACCCTGCGCCTTGATCGGGGCCAGACCGAAACCGGTCATTTCCTGATCTTCTTCGTAGGTCATATCCGACGAGAACACGTCAACAAGGTCAGCGTATTCCTTCGGGAACT